TTCCATGATGCGCGTTATACCTCCCATGTCTGTATCTACCAAGTCGCAAAATGATTGCAAAGTATATGGGCATTTCTCCCCTTTGGCTTTGTAACCATGTTCAACACCGGAGAAAGCAAGTTCAAGAGCTAATAAGAGATCTTCTCCTAAAAGGGAAAGGTCACTTAATTTAAGTTTCCTCTCCCTTAGAAATGTACCTAACACATACATACCAAATTTAATCGGTATGGATGTGTTGGCTATTGTTATTGTTTTCATGTGTTAGGATTTAAAATTATGCTTTTACTGTTTTTGCTATTGCACCAGTCACCTCAAAGGATGCTGAATAGCTTGTATTCTCTTCTACACCTGCATTTAAATCTAATGATGTACAAATAGCAGACATTGTAAACACATTGTCTCCGCTAACATCTGTAGTAAATTTAATAGTCAATGCTGTGCCCGATATTAAGTCGGTAAAGAGATCATCAAATAAGTAATTAGTGGAAGAATCACCAGGGCCTGCATATAATGCCTCTGTGGACAGTGTGCCAGAGAGTTGACCTTTCTTTACTTCCCTCCATCCTCCAGCTGCTGAATCCTTTGTTAAGATTTCACGCATGGCTGCGGAGATGTTCATTTGGCAGGATGTTGCGTAACCGATAGCAGTGCTATCTTTGTATAGTCGCATCAACGTACCATTAATTATGCCAGTAGTTGCCATTTTTATTTATTTTTTGGTTTATTAATTTTTTCTTCTTGCTCTTCGTCATTGAAATATGAGTTAGGCACTGGAATAGGAATGTAAACTGGATCTTGCTTAGTCTCCTCTTTCTGCGGCATTTGTTCAACAACAAAGTCTTCATCAAGTAGTTCTGCAATGCCATCCTTTATCATTTGCTCACCATATTCAGATAAAAACACACCTACTTTACCTGGTGCCTTTCCATTCCATTCTTTTAATAATCTTAGTTTCATCGTTTCATTTTTGCCATAAAATCAACACTCATCCAGTAAACATTTAAATCAGCATTATACACTTGACTGTCAGAGCTCATATATTTTAATGTTTGTACAGCAATGCCATTTACCGTTCCTACAAATCTATCCAACCTATTGCGCACATTGTTTGCAAGTGTCTGTGTAGTTTCGTAATTATTAGTATATACATCTATCTGCACATTGATTTCTTCTAAGTTACTTTGTCCATCTTTGTAATCAACTGGCAAAGAATTTACGACAGTATAAACCATAAAAGGATATTGGACATTCTGTGGAGCAATGTCTGGAAAGATATTTAATCCACAAATACCAGTTACTGCTGCATCAGTTGTCAATCTCCCGTATATTACTTTACCTATCATAACTCCCAAAATTTACGAGGATATTGTTTTGCCATTTTAAGAGCTTCGCCAGACATTTTATTTATTACTGCCATTTGACTTGCTCTTTCTGCAAGGTTTTTAACTCTTTTTACCCATGCTTTTGTACTGCCATAAATCATGTGAGCATAAAAGCCATCTGCTTTAGCCTCACTACTTAATGTAACTCCACTACCAGCATCTTTATACAATGGTCCAATAGCGGAAGTTAAATATTTAAAGTTTTTTACATCACTTACTATTTGTATTGAGCGACGTAAATTACCAGGCATTATATTATACTTTAAACCTTTACCTTTTACATAAAATTTATGTGGTTTAGTAGATATTTCAACATGATTTCTATAAGCAGCAAGTGCAATGGGCTCTGCTGCTTTTGTAATTTCTTTTCTTTTAGTTATTGTAATTTGCTGCATAATGTTGTCAAGTTCAATAACACTTTCTGCAAAATTAGATATAGCTAAAGGCTGACCTTTTTTATTAGTCTTGCCTTCCAATCTTTTTAGCCTATTTAACTTTGCTTGTGATATAAACATTACATATAGTTTTGAGCAAATGAACAAAATAAATGCAAATACATATTGTCTTCACTTATCTGGATATTTTCAATTTGATAATATTTATCCATCCAGATAATTCTTTGTTGCTCGTTTATGTCTGTCCTATTTCGACAGGTAACTCTCACCTGGCTTAATGCTGTTATCTTGCCACCTTCTACCTCCTCCTTGTTTACTCCTTTATAATCTACTATTGCCCACACCTCAGCAAAATTACTCCATGTCTCTGTTCCAAAACCAGTAGTACCAACAGTACGAGATACACTCTGTACTATTATTCTTTCTCTTAACTTTCCTATTTCTTCTTTCTTGTTGTATCTCATTAGAATAATTGAACGCGATATTGATCAAGTAAATACTCCGATGCCGTAGGTAATTTCTTTATATAATCTTCTCTATTATCGTAACCATCTGCTATCATCATTAATACAGCCTGTCTTATTTGCATTGGCACACCAGATGGCTCTGTGCTATATCCTGCCGTATAAGTTATAGTAACATCATTTATATTACCATAAAGTGTTGGCCATGTAGCACCGTATGCTAAAGCTAATCTTCCAGGCTTTAAAAAAGTATCTACAACATAATTAGCAGCATTGTATGTTTGAACGCTATTAACTCCATCGTTATATTGAAATGAGCTAACGGCAATTACTGGAGAAACAGATAAGTAAATAATAGGATTATTAAGCCTATCTAACTTTTCTGTTATTGTTTGTGTGATTAACGCTTGATTAAGATAACGCTCTGCAACTTCACGAGCTGACTGCAATAAAGTAGTAATCAAAGTATCGTCAGCAGAAGTATCTACTTTTAGATAATTCTTAACTTCATTTAATGTAAAAACTTCTTTAGCAGGTGCCGTTGTTACTTTCCAAGCCATCTTTATATTTTTAAGTAGGGATAGAGATTTCTCCCTATCCCTTTACTATCCCCTATTGATTACAGATTCTTCAAGTGCTTAATTGCAGCAGTCTGAATTAATTTACCATCAAAACGAGCGTACATTAAGAATCCTAACTCCATCTCATCCATGAAACGCTCACGCAATGGCACAAGCACATTGTTAGCTACCTGGCGAATGATGTACTTAGACCAATCTCCAAAGAAGATTATCTTTGCATCAGCAGCCTGTGCAGATGGAAGATCATTGTTTATAAAGAAATTATAACCCAATAATCTATCTGGTGTACCTTCACGAAGAGATGGTTGGAACAAAGTAGTGTTGTTAGTGTCCAAGTTTAACTTTCTAACTGCACTCAAAATCTGGTCATGCATCATAAATGCAGCAGATGGTGAGTTACGGTAAGCAATGTCAACAGAGTGAACAAGCTCAACCAAGTTAGCAGCAGTAAATGCACCGGTAGAAGCAGATTCAACACCGGAAGGTGCTACGTCTCTGAATCCTGTTGGTTTACCACTACCATCACCAGTTGTAAATGCAGTGTTTAAGCCACGACCTAAACGCTCACCTAACATAATTGGTAACTCTGTGTTTAATAAACCAAACTCGTCATTTGCCCATTCAACAGACACTTTTACAAGTGTGTTTAAAACGTGAGCTGAGAAAGTCTCTCTTGTAAAGGTCATATCCTGTACAGTAACCGATCCACCTTCAGTGTGCCATGAACCTGCAGTAGCAGTATCATTTACTTTTGGCCAGTACAGTGTACCTGCCTGTGGAGTAGTGATTATACGAGATACATTAAGCATTGGGCCGTAGTATTTCATTGTCTTTTCCAACTCATAAGAGAATTGGTAAGGAATGACATAACCACCAGCTAAGCCAGTCTCGGCAGTTGTAATCGTATCAGTTCCACGCATCTCTCTAAGCATTGATTGCTCATTGCTTGTTAAGTCACGCTTTGCAAGAACTTTCATAAATGCTGTGTGATACTCTGGTGACTTTACAATCTCCCTTGCATCTCTTGGCAAATTATTAATTGTCTGCTCAACTGCATTAACACCTCTTTCCTCCGTGTTAATCTCATTCCATCTTTCAAGTCGTGAAATTTGGTCTGTATAATTTTTAAAGTTTGCATCTGCTGCATCCCATTGCGCCAATTCATCGGCACTCATAAGACGTCCTTCGCCAGCTGCTCTCTTCTGCAAGTCTTCCATTATAGCATAATCGGAAGCCCGCTTTTCTCTTAGCAATTTAGAGTTCATTATTTTGTTTTTAATTTAAGTAAGTGCAGGGCATTCCTGCGTAATTCATTCTGTATATTAATTTCTGATTCAACAGATATATCAATTACTTTTTGCAAATCTTCATCTATTTGCTTTGTAGCATCGTAACTTCTCTTTGCAACCATTGTGTCTGGGTTAGCAGGATAAGTTACCGGAGAAACATCGTACACTTTTTTAATAGAACGTATAATTCTTTTTGGTTTACTACCTTCCCTTTCTTGCCAACTTTCTTTTTCTACTGTAAAGGCAAATGATGATTGATAAACATCACCACGTTTAACCATTTCTAAAAGGTCATTACCTAAAGAAGTGTTTGGTGCCTCAAATTCGTACTCCATCGCATTGCCTGTGACATTTAGCTTTAATGTGCCACTGCTTGTTCTTGCCAATACCATGTTCATGTCATGATTAAACAAAGCAACTACATCTTTCATGTCAGCTTCATTTAATGAGTCAGATGACATTTCCTCATCATACCATCCCATGTCATAGGAAGAGTTAAACACTGTGGCAGTGCCGAAGATAGTACGGCTTTCCGGTTTAGCCCTTAGTTCAAAATTTATACTTCTCTTTTCCATAGTTTTTTCTTTTGACCTTTCGTCCATTATTTTATTAGCCGTTCTTTCTGCCCAGGGCAACATGGTTGAACCACCCCAAGCATCATACATAATAGAACCGCATATTTCATTATCATCTTCATCAAAATATTTGCCTTGGTCATACACTTTAGCACGACTTAGAAAGCTATATGTGCGTATCACTTCATCGTCCGAAAGTTCTTGTCTGCTTGACAACTGCTTAGCTCTTGACCAGCCCACGGAAGTTCCACACTGGCTGCCATTATCTTCTTTATGCTGCAATGCTTTCTTTGCTGCATTAGTTGCGGATTGTGGATAGTTACTATATGGCATCGCTTGTAGGTTCTATCTTTATGTTAGATGCAAGAGGCAATTCATAACTATCTCCACCTGTGTAAGGATTCATATTTTCCTTAATTCTAATTTCGTTAGGTGACATCGCTAAAACATTACGCATAGTAGTGTAGTAAGAAGATCTTGCTGCTATATCACCTCTTAATAATCCATCAAGATTAAAACGTGTACAATAAGTGTACTTTTCTGCCTCAAAAAATATCTTTCTATTAAACTCTGCCTCTATTGTTTCACACAATGGCATTATTGTATAGTTTACAAACATTTGGCTAAGTTGCTCCATGTTGCCAAATGTTGCCTTTTCCATATCTTCTAATAAAACACCAGGAACACCAGTTATCCTTGCAATGTCAGAGATAGTAGCTTTCTTTGTTTCGTTAAATGCTGCATCGGCAGGATTAAGACCTACTTTTTGAAAGTCCATGCCTTCCTCTAAGATGGCAGTACCTCCAGCGTTTTGACTTCCACCAAAAGCACGGTTAAAGCTACCTTTTAATCTATCGTATGCCTCGTTAGTTAATCTTCCAGGATGTTTTAAAACACCGTTTAGATGCGCTCCATTTTTGTAAAAGTTGGCACCATAATTTCTATTGGCTAACGCTAACCCAAAGTTGTCACGGTGAACGTCTGGCACTAACAAAGCCTTAACACCATCCCACGCAAGGTTAGGTATATAGATGATATTGTCACCTCTATATGTCTTGTTGTTTTCCTTATTCTTAAATATCAATTCATTCCTACTATTATATCCTAATTCCATTTTGGTAGGATTTAAAATAGTAAGGCTGTTTATTCTTGTAGTTATGCTATTCCTATTGATGGCTGCGTAAAATGCACCATGAGCCAAGTAATGCAAGACCATTGTTTTATAAAAAGTGTGTGAGGTATATAACTCCGATGGCTCTCTTGCTATTATTTTGTAATTAGGATGTTCGGTTGCAATTCTTGTGCCACCATTATCCAATTTTTCTATAATGTCAAAAGGAATAGATGCAACAACACCTCCAAGTATTTGTGTAGCACGGTAAAATGCAGGAAGACCTATAATTGAATATTCATCCACCGCAACACCAGCTGCAGATCCTCTTTGAAATAATGCGCCTAATGTATCACCGTTTATTGGTGTACTTGGATTTTCAATACTGGCACGAGTATTAGAAAAAAAAGACCGCATGGAGTTAATTATTCCCATGCGGCAAATATAAACCAAGATAGTATGAAGTAATGGAGTTATGGTAACATCTTAAACAAAGCGTATCATCATATAATTGCTTTTTGCTTTTCTAAAACTTTCGTAGGTCTTATATTTCTCATCCAATCCAAACTCATCTCTTTCCTCTTCCAATTTCTGCCATGCCTCTTGATGTGTACGATATTCTCC